ATGCAACTGCATTTGAAACAGCAGCAGCTAATGATACTGCATACGAGTTACTTCCTGTAATTAATGTATCTGCACCTGTCCTCAATCTTGTTGAAAGTGGTGAGATACGAAGCAATAATGCAGGAATGATTGAACTTGATACAGATCAATTTAGAACTCAAAAAGGTGGATTTATCACTATGGATTTTGAAGTTCCAGCAGAACAAGATATGATTGTTCGTATGTTGGCTAATGTATTGCAAGATCATGGTGAAAGTGGTTCAGGACCTTATGTTCACACGATTCAAGCAACTTCAAGTGCAGCTTTAGCAAGACCTGATTTTACAGGATCATCAAGTTCAGGAATACCAAGTATCTTTGATATTGGTTTATATTACCCTGAAACAGGACAAGATAAACTAATTACAAGTGCTGTAATACAAAGTCTAACAATGAACTTTGATATGACTGATGGTAGATGTTTACTAAGTGGAACATTCTATTCAGGTATGACAAGTGCAAGTAAGTTCTTAGTAGAACAAACTTTAAGTGCTAATTCAGCAGCACCAACTCTAATGAGTACATCACCAACACAAATAGAATCATACTTTGATTTAAAAAAACTTGATGTTGATGGAACTTCGTTAGCAGATATGGTGATTACTGGAGTATCATTTACATTTGAAAACAATGTAGCAAGAGTTGGTAGAGATGCTGCTGGTGATGCAGAAGCGTATGCTTTTGGTATCCCATCAGTAAACATTACTGGAGAGCTTTCATTAATGTATGATGCAAACTTTGACTTTGCAAGTGGTGGTAATGTATTACAAGACTTTTTAAGTGGTAATACTGCAACACTAAAACTTCAACAAGGTAATGGAACAGTAGATGCAGCAGGTGAAATGAACATAGAATGCGAAATCTATTCAACAGCAGTAAATCTTGATCCGAATGAAGATGCAGGTGCAGTAATTACAATTCCATTTAAAGTAGTTCAACCTACTTCAAGTGGTGCAGCATCAGGTACAGCTTTTAGTTTTGTATATGCAGATTCAACCCAAGCAAGTGGTTGGTAAACGAAGGAGTAACAAATGAAGGTTAAAATGTTCGATAAAGAGTGGGAAGTAAAGAATCCTACTTATCAAGAAAAACGAGAGCTACAAAAAATGAGAATGATGGCTTTAGATTCTACTGGTAAAGTAGATACCGAAAAGTTCTATGATTGTCTTACATTTGTAGAAAAGATAAGTGGCTTATCAGAAAGTGATTATGTTGCCAAAGATAAGCCATTAACAATGGGTGAAATTGATGCCTTACTTTCGAAATGTCTAACTGAATATTTAGATGTTTCAAAAAAAGGCTAATGGCTTTGTCGTCGTATGTGTGGTTTAGCCACTATGGTTATCCACACTTCGACAAAGAGTTTCCTTATAAAAGGCAAAGTCCAATCACTAATAAGGTAAAGACATATAAGGATCAGGAAGATGTATTATTGGAAATTGATAGAGTGTTTGACAAGTTTCAAGATTCTAAATTTTCTATGGGTAGAAACCTATATTTTATATTACCTCTTTTTTGCAATCCAAGATGTCTTTACCAGGATTGGATAGGGGAAACCATTAAAGAATATAAGATGAGTAAAAATCTAAATATTCCGATAGCAAGAAGTTTAGACGAAGCAGATTCATTTATTGTAGACAATTTTTTAATTATAGATAACGAACTAAACTCTATAAAGGAGTATGAGTTAGGAAAAAATAATGGATAGAAAACAAATAACTTTACAAATAAAAGCAGAAGTTAGAGAAGCCGAAAAAAGATTAAAAAAACTGATAAATAATCAGAAAAAAATTAAGAAGCAGAATGATGGATTAAAGAAAAGTTTTGCTGCTGTAGGTGGTGTAATTGCAAGTGCATTTAGCATTCAAGCTATAGCAAGATTTACTGCTTCTTCTATACGATTAGGTTCTCAAACCATATCACTTGAACGAAGTTTTAGAAATCTTGGTAAAGCAGTTAATTTTAATGATGAATCTTTGGAAAAGTTTAGAAAAGCTACTGATGGTACTGTGTCAGATGTTGATTTAATGATTCAAGCAAATAATGCTATGTTGCTTGGTATTGTAGAAAATGATGATCAATTTGCAGAATTAATTGATTCTGCCCAAAGACTTGCTAAAGCAGTAGGACAAGATGCTTTATTCGGTGTTGAATCCCTAACCACCGGTATTGGGCGTCAATCCAAACTTATGTTAGATAATCTTGGTATTGTATTAGATACAAATTTAGCATATAAAAGATTCGCAGAAGCAAATGGCAAACTCGTAAAAGATTTAGATGAAAACGAAAGAAAACAAGCATTTGTACAAGCTGCGATTGATGCAACAAAATCAAAAGTCAATCAATTAGGAAAAGAAACTCTTGATGCAAGCGACTCAATGACTGCTTTAAATACTCAATTTAAAAATTTACAAGGCAATATCGGTAAAGAATTACAAGATGAAGTTGAAGTCGTCACTGGGCAAATGTCAGCCCTTTTGACTATTTTAAATGAAGATATTGAAGAAAAAGGTTTATTAGGAACTTTACTATCAGGTAGATTACCTATCGGATTAGGCGGTATTCCAGCATTGTTTGACCCAATCACAACTGCTATTAATAATTTGCCACCAGCAGAAGAAGGAGTAGGAGATTTTATAGATAGATTACAAAGAATTCCTGAAACAAGCCCTGATAATCAATTAGCAGCTTTTTCTGCAGTATTTGGAATGGTACAAAAAGATACTGTAGCACACAATGAAGCTATGAAAGAAATTGAAGAAAATGCTTTGAATTTTAGAATGGGTGGAATAAAAGCAGAATTTTTTGTAAGAGATTCTTTTAATAAAAAAGTCAAACAAGATGTAAAAGAATTAAGACAATTAGAAAGAGATGCACAAAGAGAAAAAATAGCACAAAATCTTGAAACTGCTATTTTACAAGGACAAAATGCAAAAGAAGCAGGTATATCTGTAATAAAAGCAGAAGTTGCAAAATCAACTGCATCTTTAATTACAAAAATTATGCAATCTGTTCCATTCCCTTTAAATCTTGCAGTAGCAGCAGGGGCAGGTGGAATGATTGGTAAAGTAACTGACCAACTATTTTCCTCTTTTGCAACTGGTGGTAGTTTTGTAACCAAAGGTAGAACAACCTTACCTATTGGAAATGGAGTAGTGGTAGGGGATAATGCAAGTGGTATGGAACGAATTGATGTAACACCATTACCAAGTCCTACAAGTAATGGAAATAACATCACAATAAACATATCTGCCCCATTGGTAGATGAAACAGTAGTAGATACAATAATTCCTGCTATTAGACGAGCAGAAAAACTTAATTTATAAGGAGATAGAGAAGTGGAAGTAAGCAAAGATAGCAAATTTACATTTAGTATAGAAACATTGATTTCTTTGGCTGTTACTATATTTATGGTTGTTGGTATGTGGTTTACCTTACAAGCTGATATTAAAGAAGCAAAGGAATTACCTGAACCTCCAATAGGAAGAACAGAATATGATCTAAAAGACCAAATGATTAGAAACACAATCTTAGAAACAGAAAAAGATGTAACAGAAATTAAAGAACAACAAAAAGAAATGCGTGAAGATGTTAAAAACATTGAACGAATGATGATGCAGAAATGAGGTATAGAGATGAATTGGTATTATGGCTTGGGATATTTGCTTGGTATTTGTTTGTGGTGTTCACCATTACATTCACAGGGTAAGTTAGAAGATTTACAACAAATACAATTATTAAGTCAAGATGAGTGTGTGATAGTTCAAATTAATGCAGATTGGAATAAAAGTGCTGCTATAGATTTGGGAAAACTAAAAAACTGCAAATGGTTTAATGCAAGTATTGATGATAAAGAATATGGTGTAATAATTGCAAACGAATGGAAGATTAAATCAGTTCCAACAATTATTATGTTTGAGTATGGAAAAGAAGTTAAAAGATTTGAAGCAGGTTTATCGTTTAACCTTGATAAAGAAAAAATCATGAAACAAATAAACGAAGAAATAGATGAAATAATGTTAAGGAGATTCCAATGATGTATTATTTAAGTATGTTTTATAAACAAATATTAGGTTGTTTATTGTTGGTTGGTACTATATCAGCACAAGACTTTTTTAAGTTTAGTACGATATATGGGGCATATAGTTTTAGCAGTCCTATTACAAAAGAGTTACAATATCAAGTGTCAGGTGGTCAATTACAAGAATTACAACAAGAATTAGATGACCATAGTATTATGACTTTTGGTATTAGAAAGTTAGCACGATTTGGATATGAGAATAAACCTGAAGTATGGTATACAGGAAAAGAAGCACCAATTAATGAAAGTGCTGCTATAGGAAATGTACCAACAGGTTGGGAATATGTATTAGAATATTCGGATCATAAAGAGTTTGGAGAAGAATTTATCAATCAACAATATATGCTTAGATATATGGGCGATAAATTTATTGCAAAAGCTAATTATGATTCAAGAGGATTAGAAGATGTAGAATTTGCAGGATTAGATATGAGATTTAAAAAAGACTTTGGTAATCTTGCATTGTCTATGGGTGTTGCAGGTAGAAGCCACCCTGCATATTTAGATTTTAGACCTATTGATTTATGGTGGGACGAACAAGGCATAGATATTAGTGAGTTTACACCTTTTTGGGAGTTTGCTTATTTCTATGGATATACTGATGAGTGGACTGAACAAACAACTCAGTTTGGTTATCAATACTTTGACTATCTATGGTGGGACGCAGAAGGCAACCTTGTAGCAAATTCTGATGAAATGTTTTACAAACAAGTTTATGGTAGAATCGTAAGAGAATACAATGAAGAATATGCTAAAGACTTAGGGTATCAAAATGAATTATCTTTAAGTGTGGGGGCAGATTATTATAAATACACTCCAAAAAACTGGTTTCACTTTTGGGCAACTGCATATCCAGTAACTAAAGGTATGTCTGATTATTCATTTAATTATGATGTAGCAGAAAATGGAATGGACTATGACTTAGGATTAGTATATGGTTGGAAGCTGACTAATAAGTTTGGAATATTTTTAGAAGGAAGATATTTAAATATGTATGATGTTCAATCTTACGAATCTAAGGTTGGATTTAACTGGTTGATCTACTAATGTCTAAACACTTTACTAAACCTAAATTAAGAGAACGAATTAAGAATCGTATTATGCGAGGTTCTAAAGGTGGTAGAAGTGGTCAATGGTCTGCAAGAAAATCTCAACTTCTTGTAAAGGCATACGAAAAAGCAGGTGGTGGATATAAAGGTGGTAAAACCAAAGCAGCCAAATCTCTTTCAAGATGGACTAAACAAAAGTGGACTACTAAATCAGGTAAGAAATCATCAAAGACTGGTGAAAGATATTTACCTGAAAGATTGATTAAGTCTATGAGTTCATCACAATATGCTTATGAAACAAGAAAGAAAAGAGAAGCAACTAAAAAAGGTAAACAATCTGCTAAATATTCTAAACGAACAACTAAACGAATTAGGAGATATACATGAGTTTTACGAACTCTAATTATTCATCAAAGTTATCACCAACCATGACTGAAAACTGGTTGGTACAGATATTTAAAAATACAACTTCAAGTGTATCTACAACTGATACTCCTGATTTTAGGTTTAGTTTTTCGGAAACTACTTATAACAATTTAAACTATTATCCTGCGATCCTTAATAAACCAAGTATATCTTATTCACTTGATCTAAAAGGATTTACAACAAAGACTGGATCAGTAACTTTGAATCTTGCTAATATAAATTTAGATGGAACAACTTTATTAGAACTATTAGGAAACGATACTATTAATGGACAAGTTAATATTTTATCTCAAATTGATAATGATAATACTGCTGCTAATGCTTTACAAATATTTAGTGGTAGAGTTAGTAGCTTTGCTTACAGAAACAACACTATAGTATTAAGTCTTGTATCTAATAGACCATTTCAGAATGTTTCTATTCCACAAGATAAAACATCTAATACAGGTAATGAACAATATAATAATAAATATATTCCTACAATTTATGGTGATTATGAATCTAATTCAGCAACATCATTTGGAGCAGTATTTCCATGTCCTTTTTTAAAAAATAATGGTGCTGACTTTTTATATATTGTACCAAAAGATGCAACAGGAAGTGAAAAAGCCGAATTTTACGATAAAGGTCTTAAAAGGTTTTTACAATTAGTAGATACAAAATTTACTTTATTAAATGAAGCATTAGATAATTCAGAAACTGCTATAGATGTTGATGAGGGATTAGGAACATTTAAAGTAGGGGATAGAATACAAGTAGATAATGAGCAAATGGATATTACACTTATTGTATTGAATAGATTAACAGTTGTTAGAGGTGTCAATGGAACAACTGCAACAACTCATTTAGATAATACACCAGTATATTTGGTAAAAGACGAAACAACTACTTTAGCTATACCGAAAGCTATGAAAAGACAAGGAGATGCAAGTCCTGATGAATTACCGACTGGGGAAGCATCATTTTTAGAAGGAGCAGCAGTTACTACAGGGAGTTTATCAAATGCAATAGATGGAAAAACGGGAACATCAGTAACTATTGCAGATACAGGTGGTTTTGATGAAGCAATAGGTGGATTTTATCTAAAAATTATTATGCCACAAATGTCAGGTAAATTAACTGGGTTAAAAATAACAATAGATGGAGATGTAACACAAAGTCATAGTGGTTTATCAGGTGCAGATGGATTAAGAATTGTATTACAAGATAAAATAACCAGTCCTGTCGCAGATGCCTATGTATTAGGTGGTTCTTCCAGTTATAATAGGGATACAAGTGTAGATTTGACTGCTAATTGTACCGATATAAATGTTTATTCTTTTATTACTGAAGGTGGTGCAAGTAGTTTTCCTGATGATATGTATTTATTCTTTGAATTTAATGCAGATAGTTCTGCTTCTGCTACTTACAATAGCTTTAGTGCAGTTATAGAAGAAATTAGTTTTGAGGTAACTTTAGAAAACGATTTTACAAATGAACCAGTAGCATCTACCTCATTTAATGCAGGGATTGAAAAAGTATATTTAGGTAGAGATGTATTGACTGAAGGATTTACTGCATATTCTTCTGTTGCAACTCTAACTGATCTAAATAACCCTATAGCGATCCATAGACAATTATTACATAGTATAATAAGTGTAGCAGATTCTAATAGTGATGCTAAAATAGAAAATTCAGGATATAAGTCAGTAGCAGAATTAAGAGATAGTACATTAACAAGTCCAACATCAACACATTGGAAAACAAGATTAGCATTAGATGAAGAAGAATCTTTTGAAAGTATTTTAGAACAATTACAATATGAAGGGTGTTTCTTCTTTGAGTTTAGTCCCCAAGCACAACAAACTGCTGTTTCAGGTACAAATGAGTTACGATACTTTACTATACCTGATAGTCCAACTGCGTCTGCTGATTTATCTCAAAATGATATAAGTGGATATGAACTTGGTATTACACCAGTTTCTGAACTTGAAACTAATATTTTAGTAAACTACAAAAAACATCCAGCAGAAAATCAATATCTGAAACAAGATACTTTTGAATTGACAGATGCAAGTGATTCTTCAAGTTCTGGAAATCATGATGTAATCTTTGACAATGCTTCACATCAAAAACAAGAAATCAATTTAGACTTTTTAATAGATGCAGTAGATGATGTAAGTGGCAATGATGCAAGAAATTTAAGTTGGATTAATTTTAGAAAAAGTTTATTTGGTAAATATAAAACTACTGTAAGTGCAACTTTAGTTAATCCTGAAAAATATGCTATGTTGCAAGTAGGCGATTTTATAGACTTTGGTTCTATATTATTTCAAGACTTGGGTAGTCCTTTTGATGAAATAAGCGACACTTTCGACTCATTTATCAGCATGCCTACCAATTTATTTTCTGAAACTTGGTCGGGAAAAAAGTTCATCATCACAAATCTTAAGAGGTCTATAGGGAAAATTTCAATACAAACAAGGGAAGTATAATGGCAAGTTATTTTATATACGATTCAATAAATCAATACAGAAGTGATAACACAGTAAGTGAAGGTACATCTAATGGTACTATTTTTTCACCAGGTACTGCAATAACAGACCACGAAAGAAGCAGCGACCAAAATATCGGAACAATTATTAGTGCAGTAGCAAACAATGATGGAATCCAATATGCAGTTGGAAGTAGTGTAACAGCAGATGCAGCAGCAGTATATTTTACTGGAGATGATAATATATCAAGTGGAACAAGTGCCAACTTTCACATAAGCGATAATACAACAATCGGTGCAAGTAAAGGAACTATATCAGCAGTAAGTGGTGCTGGGTGGGTAGTAGCAGATTTAACAGAAACTACTGGAACAAAATTTTACACAATATTTGCGGGGGCAGTTACCAATGTATCAGAAATCTTAATTGGTAAAAAATTAGCTTTTGAAGTAGAACCTGATGTCAATGTTCAATCATCTATTGATTACGAAAACTCAATCCAAAAATCATTAGGTGGAGTTGAGTATGCTTTGAATGTAAACCCAGGACAAGAAATTATTACTATAAGCTTTCAAAATATTTCAAGCACATTTAAGGCAAATTTAATTACCATGCAGGATCATCTACTGGGAGAATCAAAAAAATTCTTATACAACGACGGCACTAATTTTCATTGGGTTAGATTAGACGCAAGTATGGTTTTCACGGAAATAGCTGATTCCAGGTTTTCTACCCAGATCAAGCTTAGGCAACAAATCCAATAAAGACTTTTATACTGAAAAGTATATAATCACCCCATAAACAAAAAAGCCCTCATTTGAGGGCTTCTTTGTAACTAAGAGGTAGTACGATTTAAAGACTTGATTTTGGGTGTGAATCATACTTTCTTTCTAACCATTTCAAGGTAGTGTAGTATGAATCATCTTTCTTTTCTAATCTTTTTGCTTCTTGATATAGCTTTTTAAGTAGTCTATATTCTGCTAATTTAACTGCTTCTTCTTTTTCTCTTTCCAAACTTTCAAGAGGTCTATAAGTCCAATCATCTTTGTATTTCATTGTTTTCTCCTTTTGTTTAACTAACATATCTAATATTAATATACAATAAGGAATAGTGCAAGTCTTTTCCAAATTATTTTTAAGGGTTATATAAAGGGTTATAGGATCATACACAAAATGTTAATAAGTATGTGGATAACAAGTCTTACCAAAGGGTTATACTAAGGGTGCAAGACAAAGACAAAGATAAATATAAAGTTAAAGCATAAGAAGAATTATAAGACTAAGTAAAAATAAAACTTGACAGAAATAAAAAAAAGCATTATCTTGTTTTCAAATATGTTAATTACAAAGGAGAATCAAATGATCATAGAAATTATAGCTTATACTATCTACATGATAGTTATGTGGGAATTTTTAAAGAAGGTAGTACAAGAATGGTACTTGTAAAACTTACCTTAGAAGAATTAGAATTGTTAATTGAAGTAATGGAACGAAATAGAATTGACAATGACAATGAAAACACACTTAGACACGATTTACGATCCATTCGTGAAAAAGTGGAAGAAAAGAAAAATCGTTTAGCAGAAGAAATGGCAAAAAGACCTAAAGAAGAAATGAGGTTGATACCAAATCCAACTTCTGCTGAACACATTGAATAGGAGAAAATATGGCTTTTGTAAATTTAAAAGACCTAAAAGCAAACATAGGTGGACAACTTAGATTAACTTTAAATTCAAGCGGTGTCTATGAAGAAAAAGAATGGCAAGGTAAGAAGTTTAATACCTTCAAATACGAAGTATTGGAAGATGGTAAAGCATTAACCTTAGATGCTACAGATTCACTTAAAAGGAAACTTGATCTTATATCAACTGGAGATGACTTCTTATTAAGTTGGGAACAATTTACTACCAATGAAGGTCAACTTCGTAATTATTGGAAAGTTGAAAAGGTTAGCAAAGAATCTGCTAATCCTCAATTTGAAAATGTAAAGAAAAGTGTAAATGAGTTTGAACAACAACTTCAAAAAGATAAACAACTAAAACAGCAAGTTAATACTACCAATAGCACCTTTACCAATGGTGCGAGATTTGGTATGATTTTTAACAACTGTGTACGACTTTACATTGAAAATGGAATGAAATGGACTACTGATGAATTTGTTAATAACTTTAATCGAGTAGAAGGTTGGGTGGAAGCTTGTGAAAATCCATCTACGATTCCTGCTGCAAGTAAACCAAATGAACCAGTACAAATTGATGATGACGAACTACCATTCTAATGATGACTAACGAAAACATAATAATAACACTTTTACTTTTAGTTGTTTTTTTGTTAGTTTCATTATTTGGAATTATGTTTGTGGGGCTGATATTACTTTAAAGGAAAAAATGGGGCAGTTACTTCTTATACTCTTTTGTTTAATTAACATATCACAATCGAATAGTAGCTGTCCCTTTCTCCTGGTATGAAAACATTAGAGCTATTTGCAGGAAGTAGAAGTTTTAGCAAAGTAGCTGAATTTTATGGCTTTTCTACTTACACTACCGACAATCAAGACTTTGATAGTATAGATCAAGTATGCGATATATTTGATTTTGATTTGCAGAAAGCCATTGATAAACTTGGTGGTAAACCAAATGTAATTTGGGCAAGTCCACCTTGTACTACTTTTTCTATTGCAAGTTGTGGATACCATTGGAACAAAGATAGAACCCCAAAAACTGAAAGATGCAAAGAGGGCATAAGAATTATAGAAAAAACTATTGAAATTATAAAACAAGTAAAACCAATGTTTTATTTTATTGAAAATCCAAGAGGATTATTAAGAAAACAAGAAATGATGAACGAGTTTCCAAGACATACAATTACCTATTGTTCTTATGGGGATATGAGAATGAAGCCAACTGATATTTGGACTAACTTGGAATGGACACCAAGAAAGATGTGTAAAAGAAGTGAAAGACATTTATGTCATCATCAACCAGCACCAAGAGGAAGTAGAACTGGTACACAAGGGTTGAAAGGATCGTACGAAAGAAGCCAAATCCCATCAGATTTGTTTGTTGAATTGTTTGGTGCAATGGGTTCAGCACAATTAAGTGCTTTATTACAATTATTTGTTGAAAAAAATGACAAAAGATAGGGTGCAAAAACTTAATCAAAAGGCAAAACAGATTGCTGAAATGTTTAGCAACCCTAATCGTCAATTTAATCACACCAACGAAACATTTAAAGTAGCCAAGATCAAACCATTAAGTGAATTGACTGCTGGTATATTATTCAAAAAGAGTTCAGGTAAAATGGCTTTAGCTATTGCATTTTGGAAGAATAATAAAGGCGGACATTGGGATTACTTTTTTCCAACAGATAGTCATGTTTTAGGATTTAGAAAAATGGAAAAACTTTTAGAAAGTGTAGAGGAGTATAACATTGGGAAAAATTAATTCACAAGCCAAAGGCAAAAGAGCAGAACGAGAT